AGGAAATCTTTACCATATCTAAAAACAGAATATTTTTCAGATCATAATGATCGATTTCTTTTTGAGGAAATAGAAAATTATGTAAATAAGTTTAATGTTCTCCCCACCAAAGAAGCATTAATTATAGAAGTTGGAAATAATACAAAACTTTCTGAAGATCAGTTCGATGGTGTTTCTAAAAAAGTTACAGAATATTTTACCAGTAAAGAAGATACAGAAACCGACTGGTTACTTGAAACTACTGAAAAATTTTGTCAAGACAAAGCAATCTATAACGCAGTACTTGAATCAATTGGTATTATCGATAATCAAAAAGAAACAAAAAAAGATAAAGGAGCTATACCGGAAATTTTATCTGATGCTCTTTCTGTTTCTTTTGATCCTAACATAGGCCACGATTACATTGAAGATTCGAATGAGCGGTTCGAATTTTATCACAGAGTTGAAGAAAAGATTCCCTTTGATCTAGATTATTTTAATAAAATAACTAAGGGTGGTTTATCTAAAAAAACTTTGAATGTCACACTTGCTGGTGTGGGTGTTGGAAAGTCATTATTCATGTGTCATCATGCGGCTTCTTCAATAGCTCAGGGATTAAATGTTTTATATATTACTCTTGAGATGGCTGAAGAAAAAATCGCAGAGAGAATTGATGCAAATTTAATGAATATTACGATAGATGATTTACACGATATACCTAAAGATATGTTTGATAAAAAAATGAAAAAAGTTAAAAAATTAACATCGGGTAGATTGATTGTTAAAGAATATCCCCCAGCTTCTGCGAATGTAAATCATTTTAGAAATTTATTGAATGAGTTAAAATTAAAAAGAAAATTTGTACCTGAAATTATATTCATAGATTACTTAAATATTATGGCCTCATCTAGATTGAAGTATGGTAATACTGTAAATTCTTATAATTATATTAAATCGATTGCAGAAGAAGTACGTGGTCTTGCAGTTGAAAACAATCTTCCTATTTGTTCTGCTACACAAACAACTAGATCAGGATTTACGGATACAGATTTTGGGCTTGAAGACACTTCTGAATCATTTGGATTGCCAGCAACTGCAGATTTTATGTTTGCTTTAATTAGTACAGAAGAATTAGAAGAACTTGATCAAATTTTAATAAAACAATTGAAAAATCGCTATAGTGATCCTGGTAAAAATAAGAGATTTGTAATTGGAATTGATAGAGCAAAAATGAAATTATATGATCTTGAAGAATCTGCTCAAAGGGATCTTGTTACAAGAAATGCACCAAAGAAAAAGAAAGGATCTTGGAATAAAAAAGAGGAGGATCCTCCAGTATTCGATGTTGGTATAAAGAAAAAAAAGAAAGATTTTTCGGAATTTTCCTTTAATTAGCTTGACACTCCTTCCTATATTTGAGATAATAGTAGTGTAATGGTAGAGCTATAGGCTCTTTTTGTTAATCTCAAACAAATGAGGTGATATGTATAAATTTATGCTGATAATATTGTCGCTCGTAGCGATACTATTCTCAAGTTCTTGTGCCCCCTATCCAGTTGTGGCGAAAACTTCTGGATTGCCGTTAGGTACTGTCATAACTCTTGGCGGTAAAAAAATGATTGTAGTCAGCCAAGAAAATGAAAAAGTAAGATTAAAACCTTACAAGTCTGCGGTTGTGAAAACACCTGTAGTTGTGAAAACAGTAGAACCTATACCCGAAGGCCCAAAACCAGAATGGGAGAGTAAAAAAGTAGTTACAGAGGGTGTAAAAAATGTTCAAGAGTGTCTTAATCCTATGGGTTGTCCTCAGGATGTTAAAACAGGCGAATGTCTTGAAGGGTGTTCTGAACAAAAAGTAAAAATTGAAATGACAGAAACAATTGTTACTTCAGAAACTAAAGTAGATGAAGTTAAACCAGTTTCAGATACACTTGATCCTGAATTAGTTCTTGCAACATTATTTCGAATAGATACAGTTTATGGTGAATTATATACAGATTATCGTCAATATTATGGAAAACCTGAATGGCTTTGTGTATTAGCAAATACTATGGGCGATAAACGAACAAAAAGAGCAATATCACAACTTATTTATTCCAATTCTAAATTTCTAAAGATTTGTGATAATGCATTTATTCATAGAAAAGATACAAATCTTTGGACCGCATATCGTCCTTAAATATCCTGCCCAAGTTATCCTCAATTAGATAATATAATAAATAGTTAGTGACTATTTATGTTTATATTACAGTACTTAGAGGAAAATGATCACTTTTAAAGATTTTTTGTTAGAATCTCAGGGTGCTAACAAGCATCTTGAGCATATAGAAGATGAAGTTTTAAACGGTGGATTTGATGGTGTGAAAAAAGCGATCACATATTTAAGTTCATTGGGATCAACTTTAAAGGGATCTTCTTCTAAGAAAATTAAAATAACAACCAAATGGGATGGAGCGCCAGCAATTGTAGCTGGAGTAGATCCTGAATCTGGAAAATTTTTTGTAGCAACTAAGCATGGTGCATTTTCAAAAGTGCCTAAATTAAATTTTTCAGATGAAGATATTGATAATAATCATGAGGGTGGCTTATTAGATATATTAAAAGATTCTTTGAAATATCTTAAAGACATTGGAATGGATGGTGTTTATCAAGGAGATTTATTATTCAGTCGTACAAAACCCAAAACGTTACAGAATATAGATGGTGAATCACACGTTGTTTTTACACCAAATACTATAACATATGCGATTAAATTAAGAAGTGAATTAGGAAAAAAGATAAACAGTTCAAATTTAGGTATTGTTTGGCATACAAAATATGAAGGTGAAGTAGTAAATCAGATGAATGCTACATTTGATGTAAATGTTGATAACTTTACACAAACATCAGATGTATGGTTTAAAGATGCTGAATATGAAAAAATGGACGGAATAGCATCTTTTACTCAAGAAGAAACTGAAAAATATTTTAATGTGCTTTCGATGGCAGGTAGGTTGTTTAGAACTCTTAATAAAAAACTGTTAGACGGTATAAAAGATGATAAATACTTAAATACACAGATTAAAGCATTTGCTAATTTTAAAATAAGACAGGGTATGCCCATTGGAAATGTTAATAGTCATGTTGTTGGTTTGATTAAATACTTACAAAACAAATTAGATAAAGAGGTTGATAAATTAAAGTCGGTAAAAGGTAAAGAAAATAGACGTAAAAAAAATGAAGATATTTTAAAATTTTTTACTGAGAATAAGACTGCTTTGAAAAACATGTTTCAAATGCAAAATATTCTTATAGCCGCTAAGATGATAATAATTAAAAAATTACAAGATATTCAGCCCATGACAAAAACATTTATACAAACCGATAGAGGTTTTGAAATTACAAATCCAGAAGGATTTGTTGCAGTTACGTTAGATGATGGAGCAGTAAAATTAGTAGATAGACTAGAGTTTTCTAGACAAAATTTCTTAGCACCAAAAACATTTGGGAGTAGAGCATAATGGAAGAATTAGAACAGGATCTTTTAGACAAATTAGGTGAATCTTATATAAAAATAGCATTGAATGAAGATGTTGATGCACGATTAAAAAGATTAGCCAGAGAGGGTTTAATTGCCAAAGAAGAATATGCATTGTTTCTTAAAACAATGAAAGATTTGGAAGACGAGAAAAAACCAACTCCTAAGCAAAGAATATTGATTATGCGGATTTTTGATAAATTGCTTGGTCTAATTATGGGCGATAAAGTCGTATATCAAAAGATATTACAGACCGTTAAAAAAGGCAAAAAAGACAAATCTAAAGTGAAAGAAGAAATATTTAGATCAACGCATACAGTCTTTGTTCATGAAGGTATAGAATATTATGTGACTGCTGAAAAAGAAATAATAGAAGTACCACTTTCATTTTAATAAATACTTAAAATGAAGAACTATAAAAATTTTTTAGTAGAAACAAAGCAAGAAAAGACAGCAATCGCAACTTATGGTAGAATGAATCCTCCTACTATAGGTCATGTCAAACTTGCAAAAAAGATTTTATCT